GCTACACGTACACGACAAATGTCGTACCAGACGCTGACCAAGCGTCCAGGACCTGTGTTGCAGTTTTCCATTTCAGGCTGGTCAAGCCCAATACTCATGCAACACCGGCGAGATTATTTCACATAATCCCCTCAGTTCCCCAACTCTGAAGTTCTTTCAGAGTCTCATCGCGACATCGCTCAGCGAATCCTCGAACCCGTAGCAACTCAGGGTGAGGAATGGATACAACATGACCGATCCAGGTCAGAGGTTGATCCCATGCTAGAGCTTTCTCGATGCTCATCGGACCTCCGTTAAAATGTTTCGTAAGATAATCTAATTTTCGGAGAAAGTCCACAGTTCGCAAAGGCGAGTCATCCTGTTCCCAGGACGGCAAGCCGATCAGTGAATCTGGCACCTTTAGGTCCACAGGACGAGCTTCAACGACACGTACGTCGTCGTCGCTTATCCTATGAATCGACCAGGGCAGATCGCCAATCGGAACTCGTTTAAGACCGAGTTGTTTGCGTAGGCCAAGTTCAATGGCCAACTGTATACGAGCTACAGGATTCTCGACCTTCGGTCGAACCGTAAGAGAGTTTGATAACTCCCACTTCTGGCACTTGATAATCATGTTTGCAAGTACTAGTTGTGGTCGAGTCGCACCTCCAATCGGTAGTCCGAGCCCACCAAGTAAAACTGGTAGTCTCCAGGACCGATCCTGAGCCATGAGCACCGAACGCATGTTCCGAAACCAAACATCAAGGCATCGCTTACGCGCATCCTCCATTCCTACTTCCCAGTCCAGGACCCAAGCCAGTTGATAATTAAGTTGACCAAAATCAACCTGATCCTTAACGGCGTCCTTTGAACGAGTATCGGAGAGTACACGCGCTTGGCCCTTAAGCAGTCCACTACCAACCCAGTGAACGCGAGAGAATAATATCTTGCGTCCACTCCTCCAAGTGAAGTCGCGCTTCAAGTATGCGCAATCATCAGATCTATCCAGTTGGAAGAACGTCGAGTTAATGACAGCAAAGTCACGACTAACGTAATTCTTTCCGGGCGACGGCTTTAAACCCGCCGCGTTCGTCCACTTTCTCCAGACATTTACAAAGTCCGGAGGGCAGATAAACAAGAGATCATCTCCATTGGCCATAGGCCGGAGATCATTGAGGAAGTCCTTATAACGAGGACACGATCGTTCACTGACCATCATTTCTGATTGCCAGCAAAGGGTCGAGAGGTAGTGCTTCCAGGCAGCGAAAAGTGTCGCTACATTGATGTGACAAAGACCCGGGAAGCTGGATGGTGATCCCATCAGCTGTCCAGTCCTCTGAGTCTCGACAAAACCACCAAACTCCTCAGGATAATGGAGAATGTGATTAGTCATTGACTTAGAGTAGATCTCCTTAACATCACCAACAAGGCCAAGGGCGTCGACTTTACCGTCGACGTATGCCTCGCACAGTAGACCATTAATATTGTCAGTCGCAGCGGAGTAATCCGCGGACACGACAACCCAATGGTTGCTCTGACGAGACGATAACATTCTGAAGTTTTCATTCAGAATGCTCTCGGTGGCAGGACCGCCAATCAAGGCGAACTCCTTTCTTGTGCGCATAGCAGAATGTATTACTTTCTGCAAGATGCGACATACGTGGTACCTACAGGGTGGACCACTGGTGATGATACGGGCTTTCATCGGTTCGAGAACAACGTGAACGTCGCAATCGAGAGTCTCTCGGAGCGCCGTCTGAACAACACGATCGTATACCTCAAACATATAGGAGGGAACGTAAAATGGAATAGGACAGAATCCAGAGCTATACCCGGCCAACTCTTTCGAGTCACCCGAGAATGCTCCGAATTCCTTCTGTACCAAACTGATAATAGAGCCTAAAGCTCCACCATCAGCACGTCTCCATCCGAAGGCCGATGAGGCCGACGGTATTCTCCAGTCAGGTTGCTTCTTAAAGTCAACCGACATAACTTCATCCATCTCGCGCATCGCAGCGCATATGGGACCGATGTAGTCATTATGTTTGGGCATTTGGGAAAGAGTATCTCTATGTTTCATGAGACTCTCTTCGACCAGTTCAGCACGGAGGGGCAGAGCGCCCCTTTTAAGCGCAAGTATAGATGCGGCAAACGACATAACGTGACGGGTGATAGTTCGCTTTCCCATGAGGTTTCTAATCTCACGGAACAGCTTACCACCACCAATTACGCCAAGTCGAGTGCCCTCTAGCCAAGAGGGGGGAACAGGTAATTCATCCTGCTTCAATAAAGTAGCGGAGATGAACGTGGTTTGGAACTTAAACCACTCCTCGAGCTTGCCATATAGGTCAAGAAAGAGGTAACCAACACGCATGATCAATTGCGTGTGAGGGCCGAGATCCAGGTTGTAGACATATAACATGTCAATGATACTTTGAACAAGCGCATCACTGCGCCTTATACCATCATCAAGAATGTCGTTCAAACACTCAAGAATACACGGACCTACAACTGGACAGTTGTAGTCCTGGTCTCGGAAAATGTGAACACGCATCCTACTGTCCAATGGCACATCGTAATCGAATTCATCGATAGAAATGCCACTGAGCTCACAGAGTAAAGCCTTTATGTCCTTAGGCTTATCTCTCCCGATAAAGAGCTCAGAGTAGAATGCGGGAGTCTCGCCTTCCAGTCGTCGCAGGAAGCACAACCCACTCAAAAGTGGTGGAGTGCTCCCTGACAGTGATACGCTAATCGGTTTC